CACCGGTCTTTACCGAACCTCGGTGTCGATCCCACCATCGCGGTGTCGCGTGTAGGTCACAGCACCGGGGCCGTGGATGAACTTCTTCGTGCTGGCGGGGTTCCATGCCGTGTCGGTCTCACCGAGCCGGAATGTCACCTTTGCCTGACCGTCGCGCTCCTTCGTGTTGAGGGTTTCACGAACGCGGTCTGCGGTGAAGTATTGCATGTTCTATCCTATCAGTAGAAACGTTTCCCGTCAAGCCCGCCGTGTGTTTGGAACACGAATTCGCGGGCCTCGGCTGCGCTGTTCACGGTACCCTTCGGGACACCTAATGTAAAGGGTGTGAACGCGCCCAATTTGTTCGGCCTAATTACGACCGCCCATGTGTCGTACGCGCCCACACCCTGTACGTTGCAAATATGACGCTGGCTCAATGCCATATCATAGTCGCAGTAGTCGCACCACAAACTCATAAATCACTATACCTATGTCATGTAGACACCCCCTCTCGGGAGGTCTACGGTCCGATGATCAACCTAGTGGTTGCAGAGATTCGCAAATCCGGATCATCGACCACACAACGCCAGCAGTGGTAGGTGCTGTGGTCGCATTCCTTTGGCTTCCTCTGCAATGACCCCGGCCAACGTGCAGGCTGGGGACCGCTGAGACAGTCCGGGCAAACCTCGCCCAAATTAAGAATTCGGCCAGAGTAGCACGTCTCGCACAGAGCTGGTCGCTCCACCACGATTGACTTCTCACGAACCTTGACCGGGAACATTCCATTCTCGTCAGGTAGGTGGTGGCCCTTTCGTGCGTTGCAATCCTTGCCCATGAGCTGTAAGTTGTCCAACGAGTTGATTTCCTCGTGGGTCCAACCGTCCTGCTTTGCAAGGTACTGTGGATACTTGTGGTCGAGTGTGACCATGTGCTTGCCGTCGTCTGTCAACGGACGGTCGCACTCAGGGAACTGGCACACGTAACCATCACGCCTTGATAGACGCTTGATGATTTCTTGCCTAGATAGCAGTGCCTGCATGTTCCCCTCCTAAGTGTTATACATTCTCATTATACGGGGTCTCCTTGGATAGCGCAAACGTTAAATCTCGTACGTACTTGCTGTAGTGCTTGGTGATGCTGCCTGGGACATCGCCGCCGAAGATTCGGTACCAGTCCAGGAGGGAGGCTACATTGAAGTAGGTCGTCGGGCAAAGGAATACTTCTTCCCCGGCGACTACCTGGCTCAGTAGCTTCTGCGGCAAGGGTACATGGCGCTGGGTGCAGGCGCAAGCATTCTCGTTCATAGTGTCCTCATTCCATTGAGCCAGTCCGCAATCTCCCCCGGCATCTTTGATCCCTTTGGTGCTCTGATGACCTTGCGAGCTTCTTCGGCAGCTAGCTGCTCTTCTACGACAGTGTTACGCTCTGTCTTTCGAATCTCCTTCAAGGTCTTAACCTCTACCTCCTGGCTTGCAGCTCGGTAGGTGAGGGCAATGCAGTTGTAGACCGCACCACACACAGCGTCGGAAAGGTCTTTGTAACCCTGACGCATGTGGTCAATCTTGTCATTTGGGAACAGACGTAGCGCTAGCATCTCTTCACGAAGTAGTGGTTCTGCTGGGGCAGTGAGACGTTCCTCAGCTACTACGTGGGCAAGGTCGGTGTAATGCTTTTTGGCTACCGACAGCTTGTCCGTCTTCAACCCCGCGCCTTCCAGGAACTTACGCATATCGGCAGACTCCCACTGGTCGAAAGTGATCAGCTTAATGCGGAATCCCTTGCGGGCCAAGTCCATGATGTACTCACGAACGTCAGCAAACTCCACCGGCTTGTCCTTTGTCGGCTCCCAGAAGCGCAGGGCGTCCACCTTAATCACCGGCTGGACCTCGGTCTTGATGGAGCCGATTTCTCGGCGCTCCCACTTCTCGACGTGCGCCATAGCAACGGCACAGCGGTCGTGCTTGCGCGCAAGGTCAACGTGAATGTAGTACGTCTTGTTTGGGTCAGGCTCAAACGACGGCAGGAATGCACCAGTCTTGTTGTCCACGCCATTGCCGCCAGCCGTAGCCGACTCAACCTTGTTACGATCCTTGAAGAAGGCGTCAATAGCCTCAGGTGGCATACAAGCGTAACGCGACAATGAGTCCAGGAAGTTATCGAAAAACCCTCGCTTGAAGTCTGTAATGTCACGAGCTGGGTTAACATCCCAGGTCGGGCGCTTCAATGCAAACATCTTCTCGTACTTGTAGGTCTCAATGTGGTCCTCATCCCATTCGACAAGAATCTCATTGTTATCGATACCATCTGGTAGGTCTTCTACCAGCTTCAAGCGCTCCCGGCGCTTCACCGTGCGCTTGGTGCCGATGACCTGCTCATAGCGGGTCTGAATCCACGAGCCCTTGAATCGAGGGAACGACAGCGCCAGCACCTTGCCGAACTGTGGGAATCGAGAGTCCACCGAAGCTCGGTACATATCGTAGATTCCATTGGCGGTCTTGCCCATAGCGCCGGAGTTGGATTCGATAGCGAAACCGTCAATCTCGTCCAGAATGACCATGATGACGTTGTAGCCCTCCCATGCCTCACGCTCAGAGTGACCGGAGTACAGGGATACATTCTTGTCGAAGTTGATTTCGTTAGCCTTGGCTGGCTCGGTCGATCCACCCTTTGTCTCATAGCGACCTTCGAACCACGGGGCCTTCCTGATCAAACGAGTTACGTTGGCGAAGAAGACGTTCGATGCCTGGGCGGCATTCTGAGCGATGTTCAGAATGTCAATGGTGTCACCGGACGGCTTGCCGAAGTAGCGAGCTGGGTCCTTCAAGCACAGCAAAAGGTACACCAAGTAGCAGCAAGAAATTGAAGACATAAAGTCCTTACCCGATCCCTTGCCGAGCTGTAGAATGACCTCGTTGCAGGTCTGCGCATAGCGCTTCTCTGCTTCCTTTGGTGGAAGGTATTCGTACAGTGTTTCCAGTCGGTAGATTTGCGTAGACGCCAGAACGGCAGCACGCTGGTTGTCGGACAGCGAGAACTCAGGACGGTTGAGGTACCTCTCATCGTGGATGAAGGTATCAATATCAACCGGAATTTCTTCTAAGTCTCCGTCTTCAACAACTGCTAGGAAATCGCTAAAGTCCATTACTCGGCCTCCACGATAACTGTGTCAACGTCCATTGGCACCGGCTTGCCAGAAAGGCGTCCCAACTCGCGGGCGACCTCGGTCTTACAGCGGTTACAGGAACCAGTTACCTTCTTTAGAATACCGATAATGGCTTCATGCTTCTCGGCCATTTCAGCCATTTCATCGCCTAGGGCGGCATCACTCAGCATCCCGGCCTTTTGCATCGTATCGACGCGGCCCTTCTGCACATCGTGCAGGGTCTTTAGGAGAATGCCCTTGGTCTTATAGTCTCCGTTGTCGTCGGCCTCATCGAGAGCCTTCCATAGCTCTTCGATGACTCGGGCCTGCTGGTGGTCAAACTCCTGTACGACCTGCATTCCACGCTCCTGCAAGACTTCACTGTTCTTTGCATGAGCGTGGAATGCGGTTACGTACCCTACGACGTCCTTGCGGGGAATGTTGAGTTCCTTCGCAATGGCAGTCTCCTTCCTACCTCTTAGGTAGAGGGAGATTACCTTATCTCTATCCTCGTATGGATCATATTGGCTTAGCTGCATTATACATATAGTGTATTCCTACACAACCAATAATGCAAACTATCTTGGTCGACTAAGAAATGTAGTTATGCAAGTGCGCGTACAAGTCTGGGTCTTCTGTTAGGAAAGCCACCACAGACCTGAGGTCGGCGTGCAGGTCTGCTACCGATCCATCGTTCGGAATGATCGCATCGAACTTGAAGTCATCCAACGCGGTCTCCGACGAGTGTGAGTTGGCCGCTCCGACACCTGGGCGCACAATGCGAATTACAATGCCGCCACGGTCACGAATAGCGTGTGCCTCATTCGGGAAGCGAACGTCGGTGACGACTAGATCGCCTTCCTTGCCGTCCAGAGCCGCCCTGATCCAAATTTCGTCGTCAATGAGCTGGCGACCGCATTCGGTACCAAGGCGCTGCAACAGCTCACGAATCTCCCCGCCGTGCGCGGACTCCTTGTATCCTCCCCATCCATACTTGTCAATGACCTCCTGCAAGGAAGTTGCTCTCACCGAATAACCGGTGGCCGACAGGTTGTTGATTGACTTAGGCAGGGCCATACTCGGGTTGAGCCTGTACAGGAACTCACGGAGAATGTCTGCGAATGCTACCTGCTGGAAACCATAGTCGGTGAGGCCAGTGGCTGCGGTGTCCTTGCCGCTTCGTGCGTATCCTGCTAATCCTACAATCATGCTAAACCTTCCATGTTGAATGGCGTCTGCCACTTCTCTTCCCCGGGCTTGCCGCCCCACTTTTCAATGTAATACTGTTCATTGGCACGGAATGACTCGTGCGACACCACACGCCCGCCGTCCCAGAATTGGGTGACAGAGCCGACGTGGTACATTCCTGCGTCATTCAGTCTGACAGCGTGGCCCCCGCGCATTCGGATACGCCAGTGCATATCGTTATCCTCGAAATAAGCTGGACTGAATGTGGTATCGAAATAGCCAAAGTCGTTCAGGAAGTCCTCGGGAGCCAGCGCGAAGCATGAGAAATCCGGGTTCTCCCAGTCCGTGCCCGTGCCGAGCTGGAAGTCACGCGTATTGATTGCAGTTGCTACATCGAATCCACGGTTCCAGACACCAGCAACAAGCTTGAACAATGTCCCGGGCGCGAGCACCACGTCATCATTTGAAATGACTGCCACGTCGCACCCGGCCTCTGCGGACAGCTCTAGGCCCTTGTTCCAGGCGGCGCTGACGCCGATGTTGTTCTCCCAGTTCGGGATCACGATGGGCTTGACCGGGTGGTCCACCGAGCGCATTAGCTCAGCGAAGCCCTGGAAGTTCTTGTAGACTGGGACGATGAGTCCTACTGTGACCATACGTACTTGCTCCATTTCTTTGGGCTTTGCTTGACCGCCTCGGGCCAAGAGTCATCCATTTCCTCAACCACTAGCTGTTCGTAGTGGTTGTACGGGTCTTGCAGGATTGAACGGTTATATGCAATACTGGCGTGCACCTCTGGGGTGTCCAGCTCGCTGTGGCTAAATGACTTGATCTTGTTGCTGATGAACTCGTCGTCGCCCAGGTAGCTAAAATGCCAACCGGCATCGGGCAATGTTTCAAACTCACTGTGGCGAATCTGTTCGGCGATTGTAAAGTCCTTCCAGCGCAGCATCTTCAAGCCCGTCCAGCTACCTTGACGAACGTTCAACGCATAATAATACATTTTCATTTCAAACTGCATAGGAGCTGTTAATTCAAGGTGCCGGTATAGATTCACCTCCCGGCGGCGGGGAATCTCGTCTACGTCTGAGACCATCACGATTGTGTCAGGCTCAGGGCGTAGATAGCCGATGCAACCCTCTAGGCAATTGCGCTGGTACTCTTCACGCTTCCAGGGATTCGTGATGCGGTCGGGGATGAGGGCCGTGTAGACCTCCATCTTGTCCCGCCAGCGGTCCCACCGCGGCTCGCTCTTATCTAAATAGATTGGCTTCTCGTCACCACGAAACGTCTTGTCCGCCTGGACGATGACGAAGTGATCGACCACATCGTACAGCTCAATCAGTCGAAGCTCTAGTAGGTCAAGCTCGTTGTAGAAAATGAATGCGTCGATGATCATTTGAGACCGTGCTTCTTTAGGTAAACGTTGATGATCTGGGCCGACACACCGCACTCTTTTGCGATGTCAGTAATGCTACGACCCTTGCTGCGCTGTAGCTTTAGCCATGCGGCTGAGTGGTAGAGCTTCTTCTTCACAAGGCTTGGCACCCCTGCTCTAGCTCTTTGAGAGCCCAGCGGAGCATATCGGCCCTAGCCTGAGCAACCCGGTAGTTTACCTCAACACCATTAACCAAGTGCTGACGTTCACACACCCGGCACTTTTTGGGGTCTTTTAACTCGTTAGACCTGTCGAAGTGTTCTTCTGCGATCTTGTCGTACATATTCATCATTCCACGGATGCAGCCAATAGCAGTGCCGTCATCCTCATCAAATTCGTATCCGTGTGGCATATCAGTCCGTCCTATGGTTAAGTGCATACCAGGCGACACCGATAGCATCGCTGGCATTATCTGAGTTATCGTGAATGAGGTCAGGTCCGAATCTAGCTCGCACAATGTCGAGAGTGCGCTGCTTTCGCATCCGGCGTCCTTCCGACTTGTACCATGACTCGCTCTTGCCCGGGTTGGCCTTCTTGATCGCCGCGCGCTCTGCTGGCTTCAAATTGGGATTGCCCAGGTAACTCTGCCAAGCAACCGGCGTCACCGTGACCACATTCATGCCCTGCTTGATAATGGAACCCATGACGGCTCCATAGACGTAGGCCAGACTGATTGCAGTCTGGACGTTGTTACCTACCGACACCGCCGCTTCAATGGCTACATAGTCTGCCTGAAACAACGATTGACCGCCCTCATTCTTAGCTTTATTGAGGGCGGTCACGATGTCGTGCGCAAAACCTAATCGGTTGAAGAGATTCTTCTGTGGGAAGTCTACTTCACCTACAGAGATTAACTGCTTCTTTTCAAATACTGCCCATGCGAGGGAGTGGGTGGAGCAGTCAATGCCCAACACCCGCGTCCCGCGCTTCGGCCTCAAATCTAGTAAACTCACGCAAGTCCTAATGCTCGTAGTAGATTCTGCCTATTGGCAGCTTCCTGGCTCGCTACACACGGTGCGCATGTGCTTGTCTGGTTGTAGCGGCTGAGCTGCGAAGTCTGGCAGACCTTGCAAGTACGCGGCTTCCCGCTCTTGCGATCCTTTTCTTCGTAATACTGAGCCATGATCTTTGAGTTGGTGACCACCTTGCAGCAATCCTTGCTGCAATACTTCTGATTATGGCGGGATGGTTCAAAAGCAATCATGCAAAGTGTATTTGCACAAATCCTAATCGTCCTCACCCCCTCATCGACCATGCTCACAGCGTTGGTAGCTCCATTCTGGCTAGCTTGATGACGCCTTCCGGCTCTCCAAAGCAAGTGGCCTTGACTGGGCAACTGCGGCAAATCTTGTTCTCGGGTAGACCTGTTTCCTTGTTGGCGCGGAATGGGCGCATCGGTAGCGTCCCATTCTCCCAGGCGGCTCGTGTGGTCCTAAGCCAAGCAAAAACGTCATCCAAGATCGCGGAGTTGGTTTCGTCCATCTCTACGGGGATGACGCATACGGTTTGATCATTCTTATTGAGGTAAAGCAAGAACCCGCGCTTCTTATCCAGTGCGCGGAGGTAGGTCAAGAGCTGTAGCAAGTGGTAAGCGGTAGGCTTCCCGGAAATCTCACGGAACACGAACCCTTCCTGACGGGTGGTCTTGAATTCGCCTACAACCGACTCGCCTTCCCAATTGATGATTGCGTCTACGTACCCACGGATCGGTGGGTCCTGTAGCTTAATCTCGACCTCAGCGGCCTCCAACACCCCGGCCTCTTCAAAGAAGCGCTGAATGTTCTCGTGCTCGTGGGTGCCGGTGTCCATGTTGGCTACACCCTGGGCATCGGTGGCGCTCTCATCGAAAAATGCCCCGGTAAAGGCGTGATACCAATACCTAGGGCATGTTCCGTGTCCATAACCGATTGTCGAAGGGGAGAAGGTGACCTTCTGAATAAACCCAGACTGGCGGCGCATATTCAAGTACCCCTGCTCTACGACATCCGCAATTGCGCGTGCGTCTAGAGCGCCTGGGCGCTTGAACTTCAATCCCTTTACAAAATCGCGGTTATTCATTAGTATGCCTTGGCAAGATACTTCAAACTATCTACTAGTTCCTTCAACGCTTCGCTGATGGACATATAGACGTTCTTCTTCTTGGCGGCATCCCCTTCCTTGTTAATTAGCATGTAATACTTGGCCTGCATTCGGAACTTCACCGACTGAGCCTGCAACTTCACGATCAACGGGGCGACTGCCTTCGTCGGCACGTCCGGCTTGCTGATCAACTTGATGACAGTATCGAGGGCTTCGGTAAGATCATCGTCGCCTAGCTCGATGGACATTTGGTTTAGCTCGTATACCGAACCGATGTACTCGTAAGGTCCCTTTTCAGTTTCCATCTATCTCTCCATTGTACTTGAATTCTCAGCGAAAAGCAATCGCAATCTGCGGTATTCGATCATATCGTCCTCGCTGATAACGAAAAGCCTAACTTTGTTCCGGGTGTCTGCTCCCAGAATGACTTTCAATGTGGGCTGTAGGTTGCCGCTCTTGATCGCATCCGTACAGATTTTTGCCCACACGGCCATGCTCAGGGTGAAGCTCTTAGCTGTTTCCTTGTAGTCCACGAGCCAGGTCCCATCGATCACGGCGTCGCCCTTGG